TGACATCCGCGACCTTGACGGTAATGAGCCTCCTGTAATGTGGACGTACTAGCTTGACTGATTTAGCGGTTGAGCTGTTACCTTGGCAGCAGGAAGTCTGGGAAGACACTACACGCTTTAAAGTGGTGGCTGCTGGTAGACGTACAGGTAAGAGTAGGTTAGCTGCTTGGCGGTTGATCATCAGTGCCTTGTCTGAAAAGAAAGGTCAGGTGTTCTACGTTGCCCCTACACAGGGTCAGGCCAGAGACATTATGTGGCAGTTGCTACTGGAACTAGGCCATGACGTTATAGCGTCAGCACACGTTAACAACCTACAGATTAAGCTAGTCAATGGCTGCACCATCTCTCTGAAGGGTGCTGATAGACCTGAGACCATGCGTGGTGTTAGCCTGAAGTTCCTGTGTATGGATGAGTACGCAGACATGAAGCCAGAGGTCTGGGAGCAAATCCTGAGACCTGCTCTAGCGGATCAGAAAGGTGATGCGTTGTTCATTGGTACGCCTATGGGCCGCAACCACTTCTATGACTTGTACACATACGCTAGTGTGTCTGATGACCCTACGTTCAAGGGCTACCACTTCACTAGCTACGACAACCCTCTACTAGACCCTGAAGAGATTGAAGCAGCTAAAGGCTCTATGTCAGCCTTCTCATTCCGTCAGGAGTTTATGGCATCCTTTGAGGCGCATGGTAGTGAACTCTTTAAAGAAGAACATGTTAGATTCAGTGAGGAAGAGCCTTCTGATGGTAATTATTACATTGCTGTCGATTTGGCAGGATTTGCAGATGTACAAAAAGTCACTACTAAAACCAAAAGACTTGACCAGACGGCAATTGCTGTGGTTAAAGCGGGTGTCGAAGGCTGGTGGGTTGCTAATATCGTACATGGCCGTTGGGGTGTCGAAGAGACTGCCAGACGAATCTTTGAAGCAGTCAGAGACTACCAACCAGTAGCCGTAGGCATTGAGAAAGGTGCGTTAAAGAACGCTGTCCACCCCTACCTGAACGATATAATGAAGAAGAACCAGACATTCTTTAGGGTGGAAGAGCTAACACACGGCAACAAGAAGAAGACAGATAGGATCGTGTGGGCACTACAAGGCCGCTTAGAACACGGTAACTTAACACTGAACAAAGGTAAGTGGAATACTCAGTTCCTAGATGAGTTGTTCCAGTTCCCTAACCAATTAGTCCACGATGACTTGATAGATGCTCTTGCATACATAGACCAGTTAGCTAAGGTCTCTTATGCTTTTGACTACGAGGAAGAGGACTACGAATTCCTAGACAAATACGCAGGCTACTAACTATGGAACTAGAAGGCAACGACAACTTCGCTACAGAGCAGCACCTAGAGAACTGGGTAATTGAAAAGTGTGACTCATGGCGTGACCACTTTGAAGCTAACTACTCACAACGCTTTGAAGAATACTATCGTCTCTGGCGTGGTCAGTGGTCTCCACAGGATCGCACACGAGACACTGAACGCTCTAAGATTATATCTCCTGCGCTACAGCAGGCTGTTGAGTCTTCAGTAGCAGAGCTAGAGGAAGCTACCTTTGGCCGTGGCAAGTGGTTTGACATTAAAGATGATGTCTACGACCAAGACCCTAACGACATTGCTTTGCTGCGTAACGCGCTAGAACAAGATTTTAAAAAGAACATGGTACGTAAGTCAGTGGCTGAGTGTCTAATCAACGCTGCTGTATTTGGTACAGGCATTGCTGAGATTGTTCTTGAAGAAGAAAAAGAGATGAAGCCTGCTACACAGCCTGTAATGGGTGGTGAGCTTACAGCCGTAGGTGTTAACATACAAGATCGTACATGCGTCAAGCTACGACCTGTAATGCCACAGAACTTCCTAATTGATCCAGTAGCTACAGACATCCAGTCTGCGCTGGGCTGTGCAGTAGATGAGTTTGTGTCAGCTCACTCAGTAGAGCAGCTACAAGAAAGCGGTGTGTACCGTGACGTACCGTTAGAGCTGGCAGCTACAGACTTTGACATTGAACCAGACCAAGAGCTTACTCAGTTTGAAGATGACAAAGTTAGACTGACTAAGTACTATGGCCTTGTTCCTCGCCACCTACTAGACAAGTCAATGGAAGAACCAGACTCAGAAGAAGAAGTTATAGAGCTTGGTGACGAAGAAGATGATTCTTATTATGTAGAGGCTGTTGTTGTTATTGCTAACGGCGGTGTCTTGCTAAAGGCATCTAAGAACCCGTACATGATGGAAGACCGTCCTGTCGTAGCATTCCCTTGGGATGTCGTTCCTAGCCGCTTCTGGGGTCGAGGAGTATGTGAGAAAGGGTATAACAGTCAAAAGGCGTTAGACACAGAACTACGCGCTCGTATAGACGCTCTAGCACTGACTATACACCCAATGATGGCAATGGACGCTAGTCGTATGCCTCGTGGTGCTAAGCCCTCTATACAACCAGGTAAGACCATCTTAACCAACGGCAACCCTGCTGAGATACTACAGCCCTTTAACTTTGGTAATGTTAACCAGATTACCTTTGCACAGGCTCAGGCGTTGCAGACTATGGTACAGACAGCTACAGGCGCTATTGACAGTGCTGGTATCTCTGGCTCTATCAACGGTGATGCTACTGCTGCTGGTGTATCTATGTCACTAGGCGCTATCATCAAGCGTCACAAGCGTACACTGATCAACTTCCAAGAAGCATTCCTTATTCCTTTTGTTACTAAGGCTGCCTGGCGCTACATGCAGTTTGAACCTGAGCTGTATCCAGTTGCTGACTACAAGTTCCACACCTCTAGCTCACTAGGCATCATTGCTCGTGAGTACGAAGTAACACAGCTTGTTCAGTTGCTACAAACTATGTCACCAGACACTCCAATGTATCCTAAGCTGGTTATGTCTATCATTGACAATATGAACCTGTCTAACCGTGAAGAGCTTATTGCTACTCTTGAGCAAGCTAACCAGCCTAATCCAGAAGCACAGCAGGCTCAGCAGGCTGCACAGCAAGCTCAGTTGCAGTTCCAGTCGTCACAAACTGCTGCACTTAACGGCCAAGCCGCTGAGTCGCAAGCTAGAGCGCAGAAGATTGCAGTGGAAGCACAGGCTATACCGCAGGAACTGGAGATTGACCGCATCAAGGCTGTAACTACTAACCTAAACAAGGGTGATGCAGACGATAAAGAGTTCCAGAAGCGCCTAGAAATCTCTAAACAACTACTCAAGGAGCGAGAAGTAGCAGTAAAAGAGGGTAATGTTGCTCAACAAGCAGCTCCAGCGCCTGCTCCTGCACCTCAAGCACCACAACCACAAGGAATGATGCCTAATGGTCAGCAATAAAGACTTAGAACACGTAGTAGCTCAAGTAAATGTACAGTTTGAGGAGCTTTTTAAGAAGATTGCACAACTTGAGAAACAAATGGAGGCTAAGAATGCCAGCAAAAAAAGACCCAAGACTAGCTAGGGCTGGAGTTGATAAATTTAATCAACCGAAGCGTACCCCTAGTCACCCAAAGAAAAGCCATGTTGTCGTGGCAAAAGAAGGTGACAAAACCAAGACGATTAGGTTTGGAGAACAGGGGGCAAAGACCGCAGGAAAGCCTAAAGCGGGAGAGTCCGAAGCAATGAAGAAGAAACGTGCTAGTTTTAAAGCACGACACGGCAAGAACATTGCCAAAGGTAAGATGTCAGCGGCTTATTGGGCTGATAGAGTTAAGTGGTAATAACAGGAGAATACTATGCCATACGGTACAGGTACATACGGTAGTAAAGTAGGTCGTCCACCTGCAAAGAAAAAAGCAAAGCCTAAGAAGAAGCCAGTTAAGCGATGAAAGGACAGACACACGGTGGCAAGGGAAGTACCCAACGGAAGACAGATCAGAAGAAGTTTTCTGCTAATTGGGACGCTATATACAACAAATCTACACAGAAGTCAAGTAAAAAGACAAATAAAGCTTGACTTTCTTATGCTTTTATGTTATAATAACTGTGTAAAACTAATATAAACAACGCTGTCCTAATAGGAGAAACAGTATGATCGACAAAGACCTTGAGCTATATTACCGCAACATTAGAAACATGTTTGGAACAGATGGCTGGAAACAGCTAATGGAAGACTTGAAATCTAATGCTATGGTGATCAACTCAGTAGAAGCTGCAAAAGATAACGAAAACCTTCACTTCCGTAAAGGCCAACTCGCTGTCATAGCTAACCTACTAAACCTAGAAGCTCAAATCGACGCAGCAGAAGAACAAGCAATGCAAGAGGAAGAAGAAGTAGTAGCTGCCTAATGAGGGCTATCTACGAGTATCGCTGCGAACATGGACACACGAATGAACGCTACACAGATTCAGAGTGTACCCATATACCTTGTTTAGACTGCGATAAGATTGCAACAAGAATTGTAAGTGCTGTGCGAAGTAAGTTAGACCCGCTATCTGGCGATTTTATGGGTGCTACTAGACAGTGGGAAAAGAACAGAGCACAGAAACTACAGCAAGAGCGCAAGGCCAACTCCTAACCGAAGCCCTGCATAATACACCTCCATAATGAGAATACTCACGGAGTTTAATAATGGCAACACTAATAGACGAGCGTCCTGAAGACGTTGAAACTGAAGAAGAAGTAAGTCAAATTCAAGAGGAACCTCAAGTAGAGGAGACTCCTCAAGAAGAAGAAATCCCTGACAAGTACAAAGGAAAGTCAACGGCTGAGATTGTACGGATGCACCAGGAGGCTGAGAAGTTACTAGGCCGCCAAAGCAGCGAAGTAGGGGAACTTCGGTCAGTAGTAGACAACTACATACAGACACAACTCGACACCAACACCCCAGCAACCCAAGAACCTGAAGAAGATATAGACTTTTTCTCTGATCCCGACAAGGCAGTCGAGAGAGCTATTAAGAATCATCCTTCAATCAAAGCTGCTGAAGCACAAACTCAGCAGTACAGACAAACTACAGCACAGGCTCAATTGCAACAACGTCATCCTGACATGCAAGATATTCTGACAGATAGTAAGTTTGCTGATTGGATTAAAGGGTCTAAGATTCGGACACAGCTTTTTGTACAAGCAGATCAACAGTATGACGCTGAAGCTGCTGATGAACTTTTCACTACGTGGAAGGAACGTCAACAGATAGTAGGGCAGACTGTAGCTAATGAGAAGGCTAGTCGTAAAACCGCAGTTAAGAACGCCTCAGCAGGTAATGCTAAAGGCAGCGGTGAAGCATCAAGTCGTAAAGTTTATAGACGCTCAGACATTATTAAACTAATGCAGACCGACCCTGATAGGTATTTGTCTTTGTCTGACGAGATCATGCAAGCATACCAAGAAGGGAGAGTCAGAAACTAAATCTC